ATGCAGTCCCTTACTACAACCATTGTTACGATTGCTATCAACATTACCTCGATCAACTTCAACTGTATTACCAACTGAGTTATCAAAGGTTCCACTCCACTTATCTTTGAAGTCTTTGTTCACAGCCTTGTATGCAAGGAAGTGACCATCATCAGTGATAGGTAAGTGTTCATGTTGCATGAAGTCAAACAACTCCACAATAGCATGGTCAGAAGGATTCTCATTCATGTTGTTTAAGAACTCCAACATTGGTTGGAAGTTGAACCCTTCAGTCTTCATCTTCAAGATACGCTCAGTGAATAGTTCTGGCATCTCAATACCATCCCACTGAAGCGTACCATTCTTGACATCAATGTATCCTTCACAGAAGTTGTCTATTGCCGCAACAACATCATAGTCAGCTTCAAAGTATTCAACATTACTATCAATCAAGTGACCTACTAACTTGGTATAGTTCGGATGGTTTTTGTCGAAGGTGTAGGTCTTACCAGCGACAACACAATTTACAACGCCTTTGTTACTTACAATGTAACTCATATCAATACTCCTAAAGTTAAGAAATTATTTATTAGTTAGAACCAACTTGATGTAGTCCAGAATGTGTGCTTTGCGAATGTCTCTTTCTGCTTCATTGTCGTAGTATGAGTGAAGCTGAGTGTAGTTCAGTACAGGGAAAGTCTCAGCGATCTTACTCTCTCTGTTATTCCACTCATCAGGGTCTACATCGACATCATCCTGAAGTCCACGACCCAAACCGAGGTATCTCTTTAGCGAACTCATAGCAACCCACAGCTTTTCGTTTGAACGATACCACTTGTAGTCATCAACATACTCTCGTATCTCTTC